ATCATCAACGGGCGGCGGCTCTACTCGTTCCGGGGTGGGGCGGGCGCCGTGCTCGACTACTACGACGTCGCCGCGAATACGTGGGTGTCGGGAGTCACCTACGGCGGCGCGCAGGAAACGTTTACGACCGGAACGTCGGTTGCAGATCTCGGCGGCTACCTCTACATCATGAAGGAAGCGACGGGGCGGTTTTTTCGCTTCTCGCCGTCCGACAACGAGCTGATTCCCTGGTCAACCCTGCTCTACACCCAGGGCGCGGCGCTGCTCGGCAACCGGATGTTCGGGCTGAGCTACACCGATACGGCGACCCTGCAATGGGTCTATGTCATGCGTAACACAGGGACGGAACTGTTCCGGTGCATGGTGATCTAGCGTGCTTGGGTTTGAGGCGATATCCGTTCTTCCGCTCGGCGCGCTACCAGCGATCGCCGCGGTAGTGGATGACACTGGCGTAAGTGGCCCAACGTTCTGGATGCCCGAGCCGCTAGCCTGGCGCGTGCCAGACGAAGAGATCATCTTCCTGCGCCGAAAGACATCAAGCAAAGCGGGCGTATAATCCGCGTCAGAACTTCATATCTACCGGTTGGCACATTGCCCCGGCCATTCGCATCACAGCGAATGGCCGGGGCTTTTTTGTTGTGAGGTGACTCGTGAGCGACAAGCGCGAGACCCGTGACGTTGAGATTGATAGCGTTGAAATCCGCGAAGGCGGAGCGACGATGATCGCCGGCCACGCGGCCGTTTTCGACAAGCTCAGCCAGGATCTCGGCGGCTTCCGCGAGAAGATCGCGCCGGGCGCGTTTCAGCGCTCGATTGACAAGGCCCCGAAGGCCGACATCTATGCGCTGTGGCAGCACCAGTCGGACAAGCCCCTCGGGCGCGCCGGCAACGGGACGCTCCGCCTCATCGAAGACAAGCGCGGTCTGGCGGTCGAGATCGACCCGCCAGCCACGAGCTGGGGCGCCGACGCCCTGGCCAGCGTGAAGCGCGGCGACACCAAGCACTTCTCCTTCGGGTTCGAGGTCCTCAAGGACCAGTGGGACTTCACCGACCCGAAGAACGTGATCCGCACCTTGCAAGACGTGCGGCTGATTGAGGTATCCCCGGTGACATTCCCAGCCTATCCGCAGACCTCTGCGGAGGCGCGGGCGACTGTCGCCGAGATCAACAAGCGCAACGGCGAGAGCGCGGACGCTCTCTGCCGGGCACAGAAGGACGCGCAGGCGCGCGCCAGTCTTGAAGCCAGGGTGCGCGTCGCCGAGATTGAACTTTCCTAGGAGGACACAGCCATGACGGCACAAGAACTGATGCAGAAGCGCGCGGCCCTGATCGCCGAGGCCAAGGCCATCGCCGCCCTGCCCGAACTGAACGACGAGAAGCGCACCGAATTCGACGCCAAGATGAAGCAGGCCGACGTACTCAAGGGCGACATTGCCCGGGCGACGGCCGTCGAGACCGAGGACGCCGAGCTGGACGAGAGCGCCGGCACGCGGGCGGCCAAGGTCTACGCCCCCACGGTCCCCAACCTGAACCTGAAGACCAAGCGCGGCGACACCGAGAGCCGGGCCTTCCTGCACTACCTGCGCACCGGCGACAAGAGCCGCGAGCTGGAGCAGCGCGCCTCGAACGACACCGACATGAACATCGGCACGGCCGCCGACGGCGGGGTGCTGGTTCCGACCGGGCTCTACCAGGGCATCATCGCCAAGCGGGTCGAGCTGGAGCTGGGGCCGAAGTTGGGCGTGTTGGACATCCCCGGCAAGGGCACCACGGTCGACGTCCCGGTGGACAACGGCACGACCAACGAATTCGTGTCGACGTCCGAAGCGTCGGCCTTTGACCGGGACGCCCCAGCGTTGGCCAAGAAGAGCCTGACCCTGGTCAAGTACACCAAGAAGCTGCAGCTCAGCTACGAGCTGCTCGAGGATGAGGACACCAAGGTTGAGGCGTGGCTGTCGGGTTACGTCGGCCGGGCCCTGGCCAAGACCCACAACTCGCTGCTCATCGCCGAGGCGCTGGCCTCGGGCACCACGTTTGCCCTGGGCGCGGCCGCGGCCGCGACGGCCAGCGACATCCCCGGCCTGGTCTACGCCTTGCCGGACGGCTACCAGGACAACGCGTTCTGGGTGATGCGCCGGGCCACCGAGGGTGCCTACCGGGCGCTGACGGGCAACAACTTCCAGTTCACGGCGACGCCGACGGGCCCGATCAACACGCTCTTCGGCTACCCGATCATGAACAGCTCGTACCCGGCCGCGATCGGCACGACCAACAAGTCGGTCTATTTCGGCAACTTCAGCTTCATGCTGAAGCGCGAAGCGCCTGGCCTGACGGTCCTGCGGGACATGTACTCCGGCGCCAGCACGGGGCAGGTCAACCTCTGGTACTACGTTCGGACGGTCTACAAGCTGAGCGTCGCCGAGGCGATCCGCTACGGGACGCATCCGTAACATGAAGATCCGAATGCTGGTGTCCCTCAACGAAATACCGGCATGGATTGTCCGCGAGGAGGGGCAGGTCTATGACCTGCCCACTCCCGAGGCAACGGCTTACATCGCCGGAGGGCTTGCCGTGCGGGTGGACTCCCCTGTCGAACGGGCGGTCATGCCCGAGGCCGAGGTCAGCGACCCGCCCATCCAGCGTGGGCGCAAGGGGCGGGGGTAGCCAATGCTCCAGGTCAAGGTTGTCACTGCGCCGGCGGTCGAGCCGATCACGCTGGTCGAGGCAAAGCTCCACTGCAAGGTGGACCTGTCCACGGACGACGACCTGATCACGGCTCTGATCGTGGCCGCGCGCGAAGAGATCGAGCGCTTGACCTGGCGGGCGCTGATCACGCAGACGCTCGAGCTGATCCTCCCGGATTGGCCGAACAGCAGCGCGATCGAGATGCCGCGCGGCCCGCTTCAGTCGATCACTTCGGTCAAGTACAAGGACAAAGACGGCAACGAGACAACGTGGCCCGGCGCCAACTACCTCGTCGGCGCGGATAACGTGCCGGGAGTGTTGGCCTTGGCTTGGAACGCCTCGTGGCCCTCGGTCGATCTGTATCCAGTCGAGCCGATCCGGATCCGCTTCGTGGCGGGCTACGGCCTGGCCGTGGCTGTGCCGCAGTCACTCAAGCAAGCCTGCCTCCTTCTGGTTGCGCACTGGTACGAATCGCGGGAGGCCGGCGGCGACACGGTGGCAGAGAAGTCGGGAATTCCATTCGGGGTGCAGGCCCTGATCCGCTCGTATCGCCATGAGGTGATGGGTTGAAGATCGGCAGCATGCGCCACCGGGTGACGATCCAGCAGCGGCCAGACCCGCAGACACAGAACAGTGTTGGCGAGGTGACGACCGCCTGGACTGATCTGGCCACGGTTTGGGCGGCGATCGAGCCCCAAAGCGGCATCGAATCCATCGAGCAAGCCGCTGTAGTGGCTCAGGTTACGCACAACGTCAGGATTCGGCGGCGAACGGACGTTACGCCAGACATGAGGCTCTACGAGAGCCCGCGCACGCTGGAAATCCTGGCCGTGCTGGACGCCAACAAGCCCGGCGAGATGAAACTCGCGTGCCGCGAGGTGGTGGCCTGATGGCTCCCGGCGCCCTGGTCTCGGTCAAGGTTGAAGGCGGCGAAGCGCTGCTGAAGGCCCTCCGAGAGGCCGACGGCAACGTCAAGAAGTCGCTCCGCGCGGCCTCGAAGGCGGGCGTGGACGTGATCAAGGCCGACGCCGCGGCCCGGGTGCCGCCCAGCCGCTACAAGAAGGTGCTGGTCTCAAAGGCGTCTTCGCCCCGCAAAGACATGGTGGAGGCCACCGTCCGGATCAGCAAGCGCGCCTGGCGCATGCGTTTCGTGGAGCAGGGCGTGACTGCCCACGAGATCAAAGGGAGTCCGCTGGCCTTCGAAGGCGATAGCGGCATCGTCATCACCGGGGCGGTCCGTCACCCGGGCATGGCCGCTCGGCCGTTTCTGCGGCCCGCGTTCGACGCCAAACAGAAGCAAGCCGAGGCCGTGGTGGGCGAGTCGCTCCGGCAGGCCGTGGTGGAGGCTCGCATCGCGCAAGCCGCCGCCGACGATGAGGACTGATGCTCGCGGCTGAAGCGCTGGTCTACCTGCTCGGCTCGAGCGCCGGCGTCGCGACGATGGTGGGCGGCCGGGTGTATCCGCAGCTCGTGCCGCAGACCGCGACCCGGCCCGCGATCGCCTATCAGCGAATCAGCCATATCCCGGAGCACTCGCATTCGGGGTTCAGCTCGCTGACCCGGACGCGCTACCAGCTCACCCTCGAGGGCAACACCCACGCGGAGGCGCTGAACCTCGCCCTCGCCGTGCGGCGGGCGCTCTCGGGTGTGCGGAACACAGTCGGCGACTTGACTGTGGTGACGATGGTTGAAAACGAAACAGACGGCTACGGCGACACCGCTCAGGTGCCCGTTGTCCGGATGGATCTGATGATGACGCACAACGAATCATAGGAGGCGCATGGGAAAGATGAAAGCGCTATTGCCCACCGAGCCCGAGCCCGCCGCCCCCGCGGGGCCGGATGACAGCCAGTGGGTTGTCGGGAACTGGCGCGGGATTGAGCAGCACACCTGCTCGATCTGTCAGCGCGACACGCTCAGCGGCATCAAGGCCGCGCGCGAGATGAAGGCCGCTTGCCCGCGCTGCGGGCCGCCGCCGGAGATCACCAGCACGGCCGACATCCTGGTGGCCGACAAGTGGGGGAAAGAGAAGCCTCCGAAGGAGTAGCGAATGGCACGCACTGCACTGACCAAAACCACCGCGCCAGGCGGGTATGCCTCGGCCGGCGTGGCCGTCACGATGACGGCCGCCGACGTCGCGAATGGCAACTCATTCACGGCCGAAGCCAATGATCTTGTCATCGCTCAGAACACCGGCGCCGGCGCGCACGCGGTGACGCTCACCAGCGCGGCCGATCCTTTCGGGCGCCTGGGCACGATCTCGGCCGAGTCGATCGCTGCCGGCGCGATTCGGGTCTACGGCCCGTTCCCGCTGCCGGGCTGGGTGCAAACGGACGGGAAAATCTACCTTTCCGCCGACCACGCCGAGGTCAAGTTCGGCATCATCAAGCTGAGCTAAGGCCCAGCGGGAGGAAACACAATGGCTTCATCTGCAACTGCGTCATTTGGGACGCTGCTCAAACTGGGCGACGGCGGCGGGACCGAGGCGTTTGCCACGATCGCCGAGGTCAAGAATATCAAAGGGCCAAAGCTGAAGATGGACACGATTGAAGTGACCAGCCACAGCTCGGCCTCGGCCACGCGGGAATTCATCGCCGGCCTGCTCGACGCGGGAGAAGTGACTTTTGACTTCAACTGGATCCCGGCCAACGCTACCCAGAGTTACTCGGCCGGCATCCTGAAGGATTGGGTCAACCGCACCAAGCGCAATTTCCAGCTCGTCTGGCCCGCGGCGAGCCCGGTCACCTGGACGTTTGCGGCGTTTGTCACGGGCTTCGAGCCGGACGCCTCGGTCGACGGGGCGCTGACGGCCTCGATCACGCTGAAGGTCACCGGCATGCCGACTTTGGCGTAATCCCATGCCTGAGCTTTCACTCCGAGACCGCATCCTCTCCGCCGATGACCGCCCGAAAGAGGCGGTATTCGTGCCGCAGTGGGGCCTCAGCGTGTTCGTGCGGACCCTCAGCGGCGCCGAGCGCGACGACTGGGAGGCGTCCATCGTCCAACAGAAGGGCAAGTCCACGACCTATGACCTGCGCAACCTCCGGGCCCGCCTGGTGTGCAAGTGCATCGTCGACGAAGGCGGACGGCGGGTGTTCTCTGACCACGAGGCCGAGGTGCTGGGCGAGAAGTCGGCGGCGGCGCTCGACCTGCTCTTCACTGTCGCGCAACGCTTGAACGCACTGACCAACGCCGATGTGGAGGAGCTGGGAAAAGCCTCCGGGATCGTCCAGAGCGCCGGTTCTGGTTCCGGCTAAGTCTGGCGCTCGGGCTGAGCGTCGCCGAGGCGCAGGCCAGGATCGACGCGCGCGAGTTCGGGGAGTGGATGGCCTACGCGGGGGTGGAGCCGTTCGGCGAAGAGCGGGCGGACCTGCGGGCCGGGATCGTGGCCAGCACGGTGGCCAATGCGGCCCGAGATCCAAAGACCCAGCGTGATCCGTTCACGCCCGAGGAGTTTATGCCGAAGTTTGAGAGCAAAGAATCGACCGAGCAGACGCCTGAGCAAATGCTGGCCATCGTGGAGATGCTCAACGCCGCGTTTGGCGGGCAGGATTTAAGGGCAAAGTAATGGCAACGCTTGCGACACTGCTCGTAAAACTGGTCGGCGACATCAGCGGCTTTTCCGAGTCGATGGGCAAGGCCGAGGACGTCGCCTCCAAGGCGGGGGGTAGTCTCGCGTCGAAGCTCGGCGGGGGGCTGGCCACCGTCGGCAAAGTGGCCGGCGGCATCGCCCTGGCTGGCATCGCCGCGGCCGGGACCGCTATGGTTGGCTCGGTTGGGGCGGCGAACGATTGGGCCGGCAAGCTGGATAGCCTGCAGGACGTGCTGGGCACGACCGCCGACGACTCGGCCGCACTGATGGTGGCCATTCGCGGGGTGGGGGGAGACACCGATGCCATCACCGGCCAATTCGCCAAGCTCACCACGGGCATATTTGACGCCAAGGGCGGGCTGTCGACTTCTGGCGTGGCAATGGAAAAGCTCGGGATTGCGTTCCGTGACTCCAACGGGCAGCTCCTGCCCACCACCGATCTCATCAAGAACATCGCCGATCGGCTCGCCCTGATGCCCGATGGGCTCGAGAAAACCGACGCGATGATGACCCTCTTTGGCAAGAGCGGCAAGGACATGGGCGACACCATGAACGCTCTGGCCAACGGTGGGCTTGAGGCGGCCCGGGTCAAGGCGCAGGCGCTCGGCCTCACGATTGGCCAGGACGGGGTAGAGAAGTCGCTCGCGATGGGCCGGGCGATGGAGGATCTGCAGATGGTTGGGCAGGGCCTGGCCGTCTCGCTCGGGAGCCAGCTCCTGCCGGCGATTGTGCCCCTGATCCAAAAATTTGCCGAGTGGGCGATCTCGGTCATGCCCGAGGTGCGCCGAATCGTCGAAAAGGTGGGCGAGGTGATCGGGCAACTGGTCGAAGGGATCACCCGCGGGACGGGGCCGTTCGGCGAGTTCGGAACCACGGTTCGCCAGATATTTGAGACGATCGGGCGGGTGGCCGGCGAGGTGATCGGCTGGCTGCGGGAACATTGGCCGGAGATCTCGGCCACGGTATCGGCGGTTTTCGCCGCGATCAAGGGCTTCGTGGAAACGGTGCTCGTGCCGGTGATCGCTTTCGTCATTGAGACGGTCGGCAAGGTGGTCTTGTGGGTGCGCGAGAACTGGCCGCTGATCCAATCCACCTTTGAGAAGGTATTCAACGCGATCAAGACGGTGGTCGAAACCGTCGCGCCAATCCTCGAGCAGGTCATCGGCGGGACGTTCAACTCGATCAAGGCCATTGTGGAGACGGTCATCAACGTCGTGCTCGGGATCATCAAGACCGTGATGCAGGTGATCAACGGTGACTGGGAGGGCGCCTGGGCCTCCGTCAAGCAAGTCGTAGTCGATATCTGGAACGGGATCCAGAACTTCTTTGGCGGCCTGCCCGCTCAGGTGCTGCAGTTCGGGGTCAACATCATCAACGGCCTGATTCAGGGAATCCAGAACAGCGCCTCGGGCGTGCTAAACGCTCTCCGGGGCATCGTCGACGGCGCGATCAACACAATCAAATACTCGCTTGGGATTCGTTCGCCGTCGACGGTGTTCGCGGGGATCGGCGGGCAGATGATGGCGGGGCTTGCCAAGGGCATCAGCGATGCCTCGGGCCTGCCCGAGGTGCAGCTCAACGCCTCGGCCTCGGGCTGGGCGCGGGCCGCGAACAACGGCAGCGACCGGACGGTGGCCGCCTCCAACCGCAGCTACACGCTCAACGTCAACAACGCCGGCGCGCCGGCCAATCTGCTGGGCGACTTCGCCTTGCTCCAGGCGCTGGGGGGATAACGGATGGCGGCCACATACAAGTTCGTCGTGGGCGGGGTGACGAAAGACCTGATCACCGATTACGGGCTGAACAAGGTCCGGCAGATCCTGGGCGCCGGCATGCCGCCGGTG